ATACGATATTCAGCCGATGTCAGTGTGACTGGCAGGACCAGCACAACGCCGCCGACGGAAATGGACAGTGTGGTCTGCACGCTCGACAGTGTCGCGTTGTTGACCGTTTCCATGAGTGTGGTCGTGTCTGCGTCCAAAATCTGGAGTGTGGCGGATCCTGTGAATTTGGTCCCAGTTGCCTGGTAGGTCATGAATCCATCAGCTCGACCTGAGCATTCCTGGTTTGCGTTGCTGACGTTGATGGTGCAGGTTCTGACCTTGGCGATGATGTCGGCGACTAGATTTGCGACAGTCAATGTGAGTGTCGTCTGCCGTGTGCCTGATACGTCGCGCATCAGTTCAGCCGATGCCTCGAAACTCCTTTTCACAGGTACTGCCAATGAGTGCCGCGCTGCTCCGCCCTTGCCCTCCTCGACCTGCACAGATGTTTTAATGGTCGCGTTGGTGAACGTGTCCAGGACACTCGACCCTGCGAGAGAAAATGCCGTCAAATCACCTGAGTATTTCATAGTTTCTTACCTGTGTTGAATTTCATTTTGACATGTCGATTTCATGGTTTCCGCACGTCTTTGATGAACTGGTCTCGATACGCTTTCCTATATGCATTGGATCGTTTGTTCAGCTCACCTCGCTGCCCTGGCGCCCAGACACCTCTGCCATGCATTTTCTTTGTGCCTGCTGGAAGCACAGCAAATAACGCACCCTTCGCACGCTTGCCGTAGCCGTAGGTAATCAGGTTTCGTCCGCCCTGCCTATCCTTCCTGGCGAATGCTGAAGCCTTCAAATCGCCGCTGATGGTCCCAATCGGCAGGTATGGTGCGCGACCTTTGCTTTTGCCTTTCTTTGGTCCTCGTTTATACTTGCCTGGTCCCCGTGGTCTGCTCGTCGGTGTCGATTCAGCAGCCGTCTGACCTCGACCATACGGATGCCCTAGACGTGCCAGCCATTTGACCCGTGCCTCTCCCTGTGGTGTCGCACCAGACACCATTTCGACGGCATCGTTCTGCAGCTGCTTCCTGATCTCCTCGATGGCTTTTTCCTTGCCAATTTCGTACCTGTTGAATTTCTCAATCAGCGCGTTATAGTGCTGCAAATGCGTGCGTCTTACTGCCATACAGTTGTGTTCACCGTGAATGTCATAGTGACCCCGCAGCTGTTGTCGGCATCATCCAGCGGAATCGGTGACCAATTTGGGACCATCGGCTGATAGCCTATGCCACCGAATGCGGCGGCAGCTGCTGGGACACTACCCGACGATTCAGAAAATGGTGTTAGCAGGTCGATGAGTGCCTCGGCTTTTTCCGCCATGAGTTTCTGTGCGTCTGTGCTGCCCACTGGCAGTGCGAATTCACCAGCGACTGTCCATGTCCATTGCTGCTCGATGCTGCGTCCTGCGGCTGTCCTGTCGCAGCTCTCCAGCGTAATGACTGCACGCGGCAACTGTGGCAGGTTTTTGGCTGCACGTCCCGCCGATGTGGTTTCGACATCCCATGCCGTTTTGATGTGCGCTGCGATTTGGTTGAAAATGTCTGTGTAGTGCATGTCAGTGTTTATTCAAGATGGCATACACTGCGATGTGGTCGCTGCCGATGCCGTGTTCGTTTACCTGGACCTTCTCGATCGCATATAAGTCGCCGACCCATTCGATGGTCCCGCCGACCTCAAATGTCGACCTGTTCAAATCATTCACGTCGACGAAAAATGAAAACCCGTTTGTCACGTCCCGACCGAAAATGTCATAGGCTGCACCTGGCGACATCTGCTGCGCGTTTCCCCTGATGTAGATGCCTGGAGTATCTGGCGCAAATCCCTCGACGACGTTGTTCGCACCGATGCGTGCGGATGTGCTGAAAACTCGAAATGAATGCGGCTTAAACGGCACGCTCATGAAATCCAATAACCTCGCGCGATTTCTGCTGCTCGTTTGCGCAGTTCCTTCACAGGATTATCTGGTGTGGAAATCTCGACCAGACCTGTTTTCACACGACTCACGATGCCATCGCGACCTCGACCCTCCTCGATAGCTCTGGCGGATGCGAGACAGTAGATTGCATCGTTCACCTGGTCGTCGATGCCGTTCGCGTCGGTGTACCCATAGGCTGCCGTGATTTCTAGCCTGAAATATGGTTTGGTTCTGAAAATCAGCTGCGTATATGGCGCCGTGTAATCTGGCAGCAGCCAGTCGTCATACTGCACCAGTGTTGCCCCAGCGACACCTGTGCTGACACCAGATTTCACCAGTGTCGGTGCTGAGGAAATAGGCACGGCCAGGTCGAGAACCCAGCCGCGTCTATCCGCCTGAATGTCCCGCGGATCATAAACTTTCGTCGACGATACCGCGAGAAATGGTTTAACTCCGACTAGCCCTTCCCACTCACCGATGGCGGAATTCAACAGTCGCGTCGCGTCTGCTGCAGACAGCTCGTCAGAAACGAACCCCTTATCATAGAGATAAGTCGCCAGGTCGGTGGATGAGATATAGGCCATGTTCAGATGTTAGATGTTTGTTCGCGACACGATCACTGGTTGTGCTGCGACGTTTTGGTTTGCACCAGTTGCCTGAGTCACTGGCGCGAGTGCGCGAATGACATAGGCTTTGATGCCGCTGATGACAGTGTTCGCAGTGTTTCGGTCGATGGCGACTCGGACGTATCGGTTCACAACCTCACTGACACAGAATGTGACAGTTTTGTTTGTGTCCGCATCAGTCCATGCATACGACGCACCAGTAATGTTGGTCCAGCCAGTGCTGCCATCGTTGCTGTACTGCAGCTGGAATGTTCCAGTGCCAGTCGCAGTCACTGCACCCATATCGATGACGATATTGAATTGAGTGCCGCCTAGCAGGTCGAGTGCCGATGAGTTGACATCGGTGGTCCCAGCAGCTAGGTTTTTGGTAGTCGCAGCTGTAGCGTCTGGAAACATGGTCGTGATTGCGACTCTATTGAACAAATGTGCCATTATGCTTTCACCTTCAATCGGCTGAATGCTTCCTCAAGAACTGGCGCACCGTCGCTGAATTTGTGCATGACATAGCCATACTCACCAGCGGATGCATACGGATCCTCGACCAATACCTGAATCGCGAGATTCAAGAAATCATAGATTTGATAGTATTGGAAATCGCCGAAAACTACAGGGTAGTTACCAGCAGTCAATGCTGTCGGTGCGGACTCAGACTCGTACAATGGACGACCCTTGAGAACCATAGGAGTGCCTACTGCAAGAACGTTTCCAATTCCAGCGGACTCGCTGAAAATATACTGGTTGGCGGAATCCTTGAGTTTCATCACAGCTGTGACGAACTGTCGGCTGCCGACCCAGCTGCCTCGGTTTCGGATGGTCATTTTGCAGTTCATCATGGTCGACATGATGTCGTCTGCTGCGATGGTTCCTGAACCTGCAGTTTCAACATCTCGTGCAGTGCTGATACCGTCGTTCGATGCAGTGAAAATTCCTAGCCACTGACCGACACCAGTTCCCTGCATAGCAGCTGCTTCCTCTTTGAGTCGCACGCTGTAATCCAATTCCTCAGCCAGCCACTGCTCGACATCGATGACCGATTGCTCGATGAGCAGTCTGGAGTTCGATGTTTTGACAGTCACTCGGTGCGGCTTGAAATCTCGCAGACCTGTGGTCACACTGGTCGCAGTCGCAGTTTCGGTTTCACCTTGCCAGTATGATGTGGCTCGGTTTGTCTGTCGTGGTACAGCTACATTGCCTCGAATGGTTTGCACGCGGCAGATTTGTCGCATGAAAATCGGATCGTTAACAGGCTTGATGATTTCATTCAAAATCACCGTCGGCACCAAAAATCCACCCGCAGTGTTTGGGTTTACCTGTTGGCTTGCTCGGATATTCGATACCTGGCTGCTGTCGCCTCGCAGGTACTGTCGCCAGCTGCGGACTGATGCGTCCTCTACCTGTTGGCTGTTGTTGGCGCCCATGACAGCAGGACCATTTGCTGGCTGCATCATGAATGACCGTGCGGACTCAAGCTCTGCTCTGAGTTCCAATTCCTTTTTCGCGTCGAGCATGTCGTTTGCTGCCTGGTCAAATCGTGCTTCTACGTCAGCTGGCATGGCTGCCTTGCCTTCGTATTTTGCGCGAGTTTCATCCAGGAAACTGACAGCATTCGCGAGTTGTTGATTTAGCTCGTTTACTGATTTCATTTGATGTTCCTCAATCTGGCAAATTTCTCCGCCTGTCGCTCCATGGCTGTCGGTGCAGACGCAGCCTCAATCAGCTGGTCCAGTGCTTCCCGCAGCGCATAGAGTTTCTCGATGGATACTTTGCCTAGTGTCTTGTTTTCGCTCGACCGCAGCTCGAAAACCTCGGTCGCTCGCTTAGTTGCTGCATCGACCGCATCATGAGCAGCATCGATTTCATCAGCCATGGACCTGCCAGCAGGAGTAGATCCAAAATCGTGTCGGACAGCAGATGCTTCCGAATCAGGTACGGCAGGAAAATTCACCTGCGACACCTCGAAAATCTTTGCCAGCCTGACCAGCAAGTAACACTCGCGCTGGCATTTGCGGATGTTTTCCACATCGAACTGGTTCAGGTCCATGCCCATGCTCGCCGCCATTTCCAGCAGCGCGTCGCCGTTTTGAAATTCCACATAGTCTCCAATGGTGAACCCGATGCTCAGACCGACTTTCTTGCCAGCAGCTAGACGCTCCATGGCGACCGTTCTTGCATCCTGTGCATCACCTGTCGTGTGGTAATCCACCTCGACCTCGACACCTGTGCCTGTGTCGACAGCCGACCGAATGTAGCCGATCGCCAAATCGTCCGCGTCATGAGCAGCCAGGAATGAACCGTTTGCGACGAAATCAGGCAGCGCTGCTGTGGCGGACCCTGGCGCGAAAACTGTGTTATAGCTGTCCAATTTGCCGTATGCCAGCGCCGTACCTTTGAGGCCGCCTTTTGATTCGACCGCATCATCCATGCGTAGGTCAAACTGTCGATGCTGAATTTTTGCGATGTTCATTTGTCTGCTCTCGTTTTCGATAATGTAATTATAGGCTTGTTCAAACCATGCTGGTGCTGTGCGTCCTCCCCATAGCAGCGCAGCCACAAATGCTGGTGAATCCTCTGGCTCATCCAGAAACCGTGCGTTTCGTGCCCACCATCGATAACCCTTTCTGATTTTGTTTTCTGTCTGAATCTCACCAGCTGCCATCGACCTGGCTTCCTTGATAGTTGCAGGCTCCAGACCATCGCCGCCCAGACCCTCCTCAAATAGCTGCAGACCCTTCTTGCATGCGTTCTGTACTGATTTCGGCGGATAGAAAATTTCTGGCATGTTTAGACCTCAAGTAGAACTGGCTTAATCGTCTCGACTCGTTCTCCATTATGAATGAACGAGAGATGACACTTGCAATTTCCTAGACATGGAGTGTCGCAACTGCCTGGAGTCGTGAACAAATCGTCGCGGAAAAATGGCGACATGCCTGCCAGCTGCGGACACTCGACGCAGTGTTTTTCAACTGCTCCCAGATGCCATGTGATTTCCACATCCATACCCAGGTTATCCACAGCACCAGCTGCTGCCAGACCTCTCGACTTGCTCATGTACAGTCGCTGCCGCTGCAGGATCTTGTCATTGTCGAGCAGACCATCCTCATCATCATAGCGACCGTCGAGAATATCGTCTAGGAAATTCTGCAGGTATTGACCGTCGACGTCTGCGATTGCTCTGGCAGCCAATATGTCCTGCTCGCCGAATTCCGTAAATAGTGCGTCAGACACCTGGTCCCGACCTATCCAGTGTGCATTCGCGTTTGCCTGCAGTATCGTTTCGTAAAACCTATCCGCCCATGTCAGCTCATCGATGTCACCACCGACCAGCTGCGCCGTGCCGCGTTTCACCTGCCGCCAGTTGAAATTCAGCATGTCTGTGAACCATGCCTGATGACTCCGATTCGATGCCTGCTGGAATGCCGATGGTACTGCCCTGATCTCTACCTGCTTTGGTCTGAACGTCAGCACGCGAGTCGCCAGCTGGTCATAGTGTGACCCTAGATGGCTGACACAGTGCCGACTGTTTCTACACATCGTCCCGCAGCTGTATCTCCTCTAGCGCTCGCTGCTGCTGCAGTGAATACCTGGCAGCCCGTGTGACCATGCCTGGCGCAGCCAATGCGTTCATATCGAACCATGTCCTGGCATCGTCTAGGTTATCGATGAATCCTAGCGCCTTCCTAAATTCGCCGCGTGTCGATGCGCCTGACCTGAATGCCTTTTCAGCCCTGTCATATTTCGCAGTGATGTCCTCGTCTAGCTCTCTATAACAGCTGTTGTTGAATGCCAGGTACTGCTCGGTCGTCAGCTGCAGACCCTCCTCGAAAAATGCTTTATCCATGGTCATAGCGATGACCGAAAGCAGCGGCAGAATGGTGTCCTCAATGAATGCCTCACGCGCCTCTGCCATGTTGTTATAGGTTTTGCTATCAGACGGCAGCCCAAGAATCATCGGATCGACACCCAGCGCAGCTAGAATCTCGGTCATACCGTGGACCTTTTGTTCGATGGCTTTGATGTCTGTCGGCGACATGGCGACCCTTGTGATTTCAAATGCACCAGGTAGGTCCATCGCCTGACCTCGCCTATCCCGTGTGAATGACTGCCATCGGTCCCGCATCGACTTGCGCTGCTCTGTAGATGGCTCCAGTGCGTTTGAATCCTTTGGTGAGAAAATCACACCAGGTATGCCCATGTTTGACATGAGCGTCGCTGCATAGTTGGCGGCCTCGTTATCTGTCACAACCTGCCGCAGACATGCCATGAGCGCAGACATGCCCAGTGCTGGATTGTTGGCATCGACCATGCCGTCGCGGAAATGGATGATTTCTGATGGCGCCACATAGAATGTCTGTCCGCCGCCATACGGAAAAACCTGGTATCTGGTGATTAACTCATTCCCATTGTTCGGCGACCCATCGACATGCACGTCGGATTTTGGATAGACCTGAAACGGCATCAATGGTGCTAGACCGATCATCAGACCAGTCTTGTTTCTGCGTTTCAGCAGGTATGCGTTTCCATAAATTTTCAGGCTGCAGCTGATCGCCTTCATCAGTGTGTGCTGGTCCAGCCCTGGCATGGGATTCGTCCATGCGAAAATCCTGTTATCAGGTTTGAATGTGACAGCACCATCAGGCTGAATCGTTTTTAATTCCAGTTTTGCCTGTGCGACCTTGGCTGCGATTTTAGCGATGGCGATGGCGACAGTGCTGTTGCTCTCCAGCTGTCCTGCCTCTGACCTCCAGTCTCGATCCGATGCACCATAGCGTAGATACCCGCCCAGCATTGCTGTCCCGCCGACATAGGAATTCCCGACCGTCTCCAGGACCCTGTTTTGTGGTCGCGGCCTTGCTGCTCTTATTTCCAGACCGAATAATTTCATCGTTTACCAATCCCAGACATTTTTCGTTTTGAACAGCTCATTATATGCACCTGACCCAGCATCGACCTGGTCGTCGTTTTTGCCTGTGGGAAACTGCCGCAGCTCCTCGATGAATGCTGCATTCCATGGTCCGCGCAATAGTGCCACATTTCCTGCATTCACCTGTGCTGCCAGACCATCAGCTCGCAGCTCTTTCGACCCTGTTTCCCGAATGGCTTTTATATTGTATCCGTTGAATAACCTGATGAAATTTAGCGCTGCGTCCTTACCTGCAGATCCAGGATCCTCTGGCACGACTATCCTGACCTGCGGCCCGTCTGCTCTAGCTGCCGCCAGCATCCGCGCATTTCTCTCGTCTGTGCTGTGCTGGAATCGCTGCGCATCAAGAATGTAAATTCGACCTTGTGCGTCCTTGCCTATCAGGACACCAGCTGTCCAGTCACCTTTCCCACTGCTCGCTGCGACGTCCCATTTGCGCACCAGCTCGACCATCGGTGGCACGTCTGCTGCCTCGATGTATACGAATCGGTCCACCTTGAAAATGGCGCCCTCGCGCACGCTTGGATGTCCCTGAAATAGTGCCTGAAAATTGTACTCACCCATTTGCTGCCGCACGTTCTCCAGGAATTCCAACGGCTTCACCTCTGGCCATAGTGCCTCGCCAGGCTGCCGACCTAGTGCATCGTTTTCCTCTGCGATTGCTGGCAGGTTTATGAATGTCCAGTTATGGTCTGACTGTTGCTGCAGCCGTCCGATGAGATCGTCGTGATGCCAGCGTGTGGCGATGACAAATGCTTTGGTCCTTGGATAGAATCGCTGGACCACTGACCCTGTCCACCAGTCCCAAATGTTGCTGCGCTCAATCTGCGACTCAGCCTGCGCTCGGTCCTTGATGGGATCATCACAAATCAGCAGCGAAATCGGGTTTATTCCTGTCGGTGCGCTGCCGACTCCTCTGGCGACCAGACGTGCGCCATTTGTCAGCCGCCATTCACTCATGGCATTCGATGATGCGTCGAGTACACCCAGCTCATCAGCCAGCTCACGCGCTGGTCTGCTCAGGTTTCTGTCGGCGAAATCCTGCGAGTAGCCAGTGAAAACGATTGCGTCCTTCGGATGACGCTGACCCCAGTACACTGGCAGCCTGGTCGTGATGGTCTGTGACTTGCCGTGTCCTGGCGGCATCGATATGGCAACGTTCTGCAGCTCGCCGCGAATCACCTTGTCGACGATGTCGCACAGGTATTTGA